TCGATCAAGAAGTAAATCTTCTAATACTTTTTGTTCTTCTTTAGTTAAACCAGCTTCATCCATTTCTTTGTACCACAAGCTAATATCATTCTTAAATCGAATATATTTATCAATTGGTTGTTCACCATCTGATACACTCAATCTCATTAAGGAGTTACCAGCACATAGTTCTTCAAAGTTTCTTGGGTTTATTTTAATTAAAGCTTGTTGTCCAACTGCTGTTTCAAATTGGAAAGCATTTAAAACATGTCCTTCAAATAACATATCCCACATTTCTGGAGCTTCCATTTCAAGTACGTCAGGATGGAAATATTTATTATAAGTTTCTCTTAAAGTTCCTTGCCATTCAATTTTCCCATGTTCAAGAAGAAGATCTATTGCAGATCTAATTCTGTCTAATGCATTGATTGAAAGATAATCAAGTTTAAGAGCTCCCATATAAACAGAATCGTTCATATCAAATTGAGTGATAGGCAAACCAGATGTTGTTTTCATCATTGCATTTTGAGTAACATATCCATCTGGAAAGATAATAACTCCTGAAGCATGTTGACCACGACCCGAAATTAAACCTTCAATTGACAACATTGCTTCTTTTAATCCATCATATTTTTCTACTTCAGCAATAAAATCTTTAGCTGGTTTTTTACCTTTAGCTGGGTTTCCATTAAAACATTCATCTAAACTCCAAATTCCACCTTTTTCTGTAGGTATCAAATTTGCAATATTATGGGCAATATCTTTGTCAATTCCTAATCCACGACAAGCAGTAAGAACTGTTGATCGAGTACCCTCAGTCGTGAATGTTCCCATGTTTAAAACATTTTCTTCTCCGTAAGCTTCCTTAGTTAAAGAAATTATTTCTTGTCGTTTCGACCCTTCTGTGTCCAAATCAATATCAGGGAATTCTGGCCGTTCTCGTGACAAAAATCTCCAATGAGGTAAGTTGTATTTCAAAGGATTAATTTGAACAATGTCTAATAAGTAATTCAAATAGAAGCAACTTGCCGATCCACGAGAAACACCAACTAACGATACTTCCCACATTAAATCAACTACTTCTTTTGTTAAAACAAAGTAAGATGACATTGGTTGATTAAGTTTTTCAGTAATGTGATAGAGTTCACTAAGTTCAGTGTTAATTCTGTTTAAATTTGTTTCATTCAATTCTTCACCTTTTGAGATCATTCCTTCTGCAATTAAGTGAAGATAATAACGATCAACTTCATATTTAGATTCAGAGTACTTTTTGATGTATTCATATTTGTCATAAAATGGTTCGAATAAAGGATTAAGTTTAAATTCCGGAATATGTGCTCTTGGAATTTTCACTTCTTGCTTAAAAGTAATTGGTTCAATTTTTTCCATGATTAAATGAGTGTTTCTAATAAGCTCGTCAAGAAGTTCCTTGTCGAAATATTCAAGTAATTCTTCTCGGTTCATTACATACGTTGTTGAATAGAACTCAGCCACCTCTCGCTCTCCTTCACTGGCACGAAGGTAAATCTCATGTGCCGGAGCATATGATCGATTTAGATAATGAGCATCAGTTGAAACAATACATTTGACCCCATATACTTTTGAGACTTTTAAAAGCATTTCATTAGCAACAATTTGGTCTCTGTTGTGGGATGGTTGCAACTCAAAATATAAATCATCACCAAAAACGCCTTTTAACCAAACAATAAAATTATGAACTTTCAACTTGTTTTCCTTGGTTGGCTCATCATGATATTTGATTAATAATTGTGGTAATTCTCCTCCTACACACGCTGTCGTCGCAATAATATGTCCTCGATATTCCTCCATAAGAGCCATTAGCTCGTTTTTATAAGTAGGAACTCTCTCCATCCCTCGATAGAAAAACGAATTGTACCAAGCTCTTGATGATAACTTTCTAAGACCTTCATATCCTTTATTATCTTTTGCAATTAAAATAAAATGGTGGAATGAAATCTTATCATTAACTTTTCGTTTCTCTTCTACTTCATTTTTATCTACGAGGTATATTTCGTTACCAAAACCAAGACAAAATTCACCGAATTTGTCTCGATTACTTTCTAAATATCTATGTGCTTTTACATGTGAAGATAATGTTTCGTGATCGGTAATACATAAACCTGGCAAACCAAGTTCTAAAGCATAATCTAGAAGTTCTTCTGGACGATTTATGCAATCTCTGAGTCGGAAATTACTTGCATCAGTATGATTATGAATTCCGAAAGGTTGTAATTGAGCCATTTTATTACCTCATTTCTTTATTTATTTTCACATATTTTTTATATCTGATTTTATGGAGATGTAAATGGAATAAAATAAAAAAAATAAGACTGGAAACAGTCTTATTTGTGAATATTATCATAATATTAAAACCGTACATATGTTCTCATTATAACTTTTGTGACTTTTATAACAGCTATATCTAAAAAAGATATATCATCATATCAGTTATAACTATCAATCTTCAACTTTCTTCTTCTTATTCTTGAATAAATGAGGCATGCTCACAAAAATAGAAAGGTCAACTTTTTCAGGTTTAAGATACTTTTTGATGAAATAGTTAAAAAACATCACATCATCTTCAAGATTCAATAGATTAGAAGATCTCTGAAAAACATTAATTTGTTTTACTTCTTTATGTTCATCAAAAATAAAGTGAACAGTAGAAATACATTCGTCACTTGAAAAGATAACCTGTCGTTCACTTGTTATCCATCCTTTAAGAAATTTATACAATAAATGTCTTAACTGCATTTCTAAAGCTGTATAATATGGTTCGTCAGAAGATGGAAACTTATCATCAGTTCTTGGATTAATCAAGAGGAATGGCTCAAATAGAACCATTTCCTCAGTATCTTTTGAAACTAATAATTCACCAGCAACTGGTAAATCATACTGAAAACTTTTTATCATTTAACTTACCTCCACGAAGTTCTTCCATATATTTTTTAGATTTAGTAGCAAGTGATTCAAGTTCTTTCTTATACTCATCAAACATTTTTTGGAAGACCGTAGGACCTTCTGGAGGGTTAGTTCCATTAATATCTTCACGATATGCTTGATAGATAAAGTCTTTTTCGTTCCATTCAAATATGTCACTGTTTTCTTCTGGAAAATAAAGATTGGTAGCATGGCCTGTACGAGCATTTTTAATATAGTGCCATGATGGCATTTCAAAATCAATAATATTCAAGTGTGCAATTGGATAAACTCTGCATACTGACAGCCACATTTGATATGCAATGATATTATCTGATTTTGGTTGAATTTGTCGATCAATACGTTGTTTAATAAATCCAAGAAGATCTTTAAAGTTGCAACTTGCATAGTAGAAATTATCATGGTTCTTATTAAGAATTAATCGTGCATCCATAATTGAAATTTTCTTAGAGTCAATCATTTCTTGGTATAATTTCCTGCACTCATAAGTCAATTTTTTGTATCGTTCATAAAACTCAGGAGAATTTTGAATTGATTCTGGAACTACAGCTGTATGATGAGTTAACCAACGATCGCCTGTACATTGAGCAGAGAATGCAAAAGTTCGATGACGAATTAAATGGGTCACATCTTGAACTGAAATTCCTTCAATTCGAAAAGTTAAACGAATAGTTTCTAAAATTGAAGGCAAAGTTTTGAAAGTGAATGCTTTCTCAATGTCATCAGCTGTTTGTTTCATATCATAATGTTTTCCAGGTTCATCTGACCAAGTTGCATTTACATAACCAGGAAGGTATTTAACAATGTTTTCCCATGGAGTATGGTCAACTAAAGTAACATTAATATTCTCTAAATCATTGACAAATTCAAAATCTGGTTCTTCACCAAAACGAAATTCCATTGGTAATTTTACAGGTTCAAGATTGTTATTGACTGGCATAATAAATAACCTCCGACTAATTAAATAATTTTTTATATAAGTTATTAAATAACTCATCATTATATTTATATCTATATAAATAAAAATGTAAATCATTTTTTGCATAAATTTTTATTTAGAGCCAAAAAGTTGTTCTATCCAAAGGAAACCTTTCACTGTAATGTGGTTCAGCTATTCTCTTTCCAATTGGAATAAGCATGATAGGGATCAAATTTTTTGGAACATCAAATGTGTCTTTAAATCGTTCCTTGTCAAATCCACCAATAATTCCAGTGTTATATCCCTTTGATTCAGCCGCATAAACTAATGTAATTGCTGCTAATGGAGCATTGATAAGAGCTTGTTCTAAAGAATCATAAGAAGTCTCATGAGCTCTTTCGACTTGACTTTTGATCTTTGTTTTAATAAGATCATTGATATATCCTTTTTCAACTAAAGGATTATAAACATCGTCAAAATTTAGATTAGCCTCAGTGTCAGCAAGAACTGCTACAACAGCACTAGAATCAATAATTTGTTTCTGATAGTAAGCAATTGGTAAGAGCTGTTCTTTTGAACTTTTACTTTCAAAAACAAAAAATTTCCAATGCTGCAGATTCCATGATGAAGGAGCTTTACCAGCTAAATAAAGAATCTCTTCTAAATCTTCTCTTGGAACCTTGAAATTTGGGTCAAATGAAGTTGTATTCTTACGATCCAAGATTATGTTTTTCATATCATCTCATCCATTGCTTTATTTGCTAATTCGTCAGCCCTTTCATTTCCTGGTTCGCCAGAATGGCCTTTAACTTTTGTAAATTGAATAAAAGCAAATTTATCAATCAAATCAAGAAGTTCAATCCACAATTCTCGATTTTCAACTGGCGTTTTACTGGAGGTTACCCATCCATTATTCATCCATTTAACATACCATTTTTGATTAATGCAATTGCATAAATAAGCTGAGTCAGTTTTTACTTCAACTGGAATATTAAATTTCTTCATAGCTTTAAGACCTTCAATAGCAGCTTTTAATTCCATTTGATTATTAGTCACATTTCTAAATCCTTGATACAATTCTTTGGTATGACCTCTATATTGAAGAACAACACCATAGCCTCCAATATTATTTTCTTTCCCATTCGAACGAGAAGCACCATCAGTATAGATAGTCACTTTATCCATTATAGGATCCCCTCTTTAATTAAATCTTGAACAATTTCATCTACATGCTTTTCAGTTGTATCTATAGTGATTGATGGGATTTTAGAAGCTTTAACATAACTCTCATAGACTTTTTTATGAAGATCAAAATCTAATATCTCATGATTTGTACGTATGCAACGATCTATTAATTCTTCAGTTGAAGCAGTTAGATATATCATTAAAATATTAGGAATTTGACTAAATACATTTTCCATATGCTGGTATTCTGTATAAAGATCTTTTGGCTTGTTAAATAGAACACAATAAGTCATGAATCCTATTGGTCCCCGATCCATTACAAAATGTTTATATTTAGTAGCTTTATCAATTGCATTTTGCATAGACCCTTTGCCCGACCTGTCGACACCTTCAAGGATTATAAATTTAGGGGAAGTAGTTGAGATCTCTTTTGTCATAACTTTTATAACCTCCAACTATTTATTTCACATAACTTTTATATCTGTCATATCAGAAATGTAAATCGGATAGTAAAAAATAGACCAAATAGTTATCTAAATTTTTACAATCATAATAAAAAATAAAAAAATAAGCAGGAATCATCCTGCTTAAACAACTTCTTTGATGGCTTTACCAGATTTTCCAGTAAAGATCGATATTTTATTTTCTTCAATTGCACCAGGAAACATAGGCATTAAATTTCCTTCTTCATAAAGTTCAATAAACCTTTCAGCTTTAGAAGTCGATTTTGTAAGATATTCAACAAGTTCAAAATCTCCTTTAAACTTATAAGGATCTTTTGTAATATTGAATAGTTGAGTCATAAGTTTAGGAAGGACAACAGAATTATCATACTCATTTAATAGAACTTTGAAGGCTGTATCCCGATATAACTGTTGTAAATCTGGATCTTTAGCAACCTTTTTCATTTCTTGAATTGCTTCATATGGATTTTCTTCGTCCATATAGATAGCAAAGTTAGGAATATCGATATATTTAACTCCGTCAATAGTCTTACATTCTTCAGCCCATTCTTTATCTACAACTAAGATGGCCCCAGAACAAATAGCTTCTTGCATTGTGTATTCTAGTCTATCTCCATAGGATGATTTATCAATATCTCTTTTGAATTTAAAAAGAGTACAAGCAAATAAACTTTTATTGAATTTGTTTAAAACTTCTTCACGTTTAATTCTTCCATAAGTGGGAACAATAGGATTTTCATTTTTAGGTAAATTTGGCTGTAATAAGTTGTTACAATTTGGATGGCTTAAAATTTGTTGTTTACAGCCAATTCTTGTGTCCATTCCATAAATGACTGGTTGAATTCCAGCTTCATAAACTGCCTCAGAAATATCTAAAAGTCTTTTTGGACCTTTATACAATACAAATCTTCCAATATAAGTTAGATTCTTTTCACGTTTTGTATTTTTGTAAAAATCTTTGAATCGTTTTACATCAGTCCATAAGTGCATTGGGAAAGCTCGATCTCTTTTTGATGGAAGCCTCTTAACTAAAGCATTCATATAATAACTTTCATCAGAGTGATTATAAATAGCGTCAGATTCATTTATATAAGACCAACAAAAAGGGGTTTCTTTCATAGCTTTCACAAAAGATGTATGTTGCATTTGTACTTTCACTGGGATGAGTCTTTTATACATCTTATGGAACTCAATAACGTCCTCTTTTTTAAGTCCACTGTGAGGTTTAGCTGGGTTAATCAGAATTACTAAATCATATTTTTTATTTATTTCATTAACAATTTCATTAATATTGTCCCTTGAAAAAATGGTATACTTATGAGTGTATCCATCTTTGTATTCTGGCTTTTTTCTTTTCCATGGAGCATGATAATAGTAAGTATGAAAATCAACATCATTTTGGAGACCCCATCGGAACATTTCTTCCACTGCTGTTGATTCTCCATCAATCAATCTAGGGATAACCTCGAAGTATAGCAATTTTCTTTCCAGTATAATTCATAACTTATCCTCCAATTAATGAAATTGTTAATTGATCTTACTTTCAAGCTTTTCAATCAATTTAGTGACTCGTTGTTGAGCATCCTCATTAATATCCTTCATTTGAGGTGTTCTATTTCCAAGCTCTAATTCACGGTTTGAATATTGCAGAACAGAAACAGCATCAGAAAGTTTAGTCACCAAGTAAGCTACAGTTTCTTCTTTTTCTTCTTTTAAGAACTGTTTATATGATTCAGAAAACTCTGGCATATTTTGTTCTAAAGCAATAACTTCAGCTTCTTCAAGAACTTCTGATAAAGTTGGATTATTTAATTTAGTATCATATGGTACATCACCTAAAAAACATTCTCCAATATCATGAACTGCTGCAAATTCAAGAGCTTTATTTTTAACATCATCACTGAGGTTATACATTTTTACAATTTTTAAAACAGTAGTTATGACATAGAAAGAGTGTTCAGCAACATTTTCGTTCTTAATTTTTGGCCTATTGTTATATCTAATAATTTCACCCAACCCTAAGATCATAGGGTTCCCAAGATATTTTACTTTTCCTCGATTAAAATATGATGACATATTTCATTCCTCCAATTATATAATAATGATTAAGAAAAAATTAATCTTCTGTTAGATAAGTCCTCGTTTCTCAAAGATGCTTCTGATTTTTTCTTGATCAACTCCACGAACAATATCAATAATTTCTTCATTATCATTGACAAGGACAATAGTTGGTGTTTGCATAACTCCATATTTGACAGCTAGATCATCTGCTCGATTATCTCCACTGAACAAAATTAAAGTTTCATCAGCATCAGTATTTAAATCATTTTTAATGAATTGATCTACTATTCTGCAAGGAGTACAATTGTTTTGTTTGAATTTCAATATCTTCATAAGCTTCCTCCAATAAAATATTAAATAAGTTTTTAAATAAGTTTTTAAATGATTTTTTATTTAATCTTTCTTTTTAAATGGTGTTCAAAAAAGATCTGGGAAGAGAGATTCAAAATATTAATCTCTCTGTCCTTTTTACAACTAAATCATATTTTCCGATATATGATTATTCAATTTTTCCTTCATAATAAATCTCGGATCCATCAGTCAAAGTTTTTTCAAGTTCTTCAATTGTTCGGCATGTTGAATAACAACTTTCACTTAACATTAGATTGAAAGGTTTGTCTCCAAGAGTTAATGCTACGCCAATAACAGGAACACCAGCTTGATAAGCTACTCCCATTTCCCAAATTGTACCAACATCTTTTCCATCAGTAATTGCAATAACAGCTCGTGATTGAAGAATTCCATCATGGTTTCCTTTAAATGTTTTCTTCCTCTGTTCTTCAGTTGCATCTGGAGGGCAAACTAATACTTTTCGAGGTGAGAAATAAGTAATTCCTAAACGATCCAACAGATCTTCTACTAATTGAACTCTTTCAATTTGGTCAGGCTTAAAGAAAGGACTTGCAATATAAACATCATGTTTTATATGAATGTCTCCTCTTTTCTCTAAACGTTCTTTTCCTAAAAATTTAGTGGAATTATTTTTGGTAACTTGAGTCATAATTTATTCCTCCGATTTCTTTATTTATTTTTGAGAGTATTTATATCTCTCACATTGTATTTATATCTGACCTTTGGAAAATGTAAATTAAAATCAAAAAATAAGTTCAATATATTTTTTAATTATGTTATAATAGTTATAACTATTATATGATTGGAGGAATTGAGTAATGGGAGTCTACGTTAAAATTGATGATGTAGCCAAAGCTGTGGGCCTGTCTCCTTCCACTATCAAAAAATATTACTTAATGGTAGAAGCTTGTGGTTATAGGTTTGCAAGGAATAACCAGGGAAAATTAGTCTTCTCAGACCAAGATATAAATATGTTTAGGAAAATAATTCAGCTCAAGAATGGACCTAATATGAGTGTACAAAAAGCAGTAGAAAAAGTTGTATCAAGCATAACTTCTATAACTGTTTATAACAAAGATTCTGGTAGTTCGAAAAGTTATAACATTGATTCATTGTCAGATGATATAAACGAAATTAAAGAGTTCATAAAAATCCAGTCTGAAGTGAATAAGGCTCTTTTAGATGAACTGAAAGAGACAAAGGAATATATATCAAATAAGATAGAAGAACGAGATAAAGCTCTTATGCTTTCTTTGAAAGAGACAATGGAAGTTAAAAAGCTATTAGCTGGCAAGAAGAAGAAAAAGTGGTGGAATATATTCAAGAAAAGTCATAACAATCATGACTAATAGATATGACTGTTATGACTATTATAATTGCTATGATCAGAAGACTATGTTATCAACTGTAACTTCTTCTTCAACTTCGCCAGATTCATTTCTTTGGCAGTCTTCTAAAATTATCCTAGTTGTTTTTCTGCCGCCCCAATTATTCTCGCCAGGAATGCCTACAAAATCCATAGTAATATATTGATCGAAGTTGTTAACTAAACTTTCGAATAATCCAGGTGGGGCAGAGAACATTACAAATTCAATACCATTTTCAAAAAAGGTGATCATTGATCCTCTTTGCTTGATAAAGTCTTTTCTTACTTTAATTCCAGTAAAGGCAAAGAGAGGGTCGTGTACTTTACCACCAAATAAATGCTTGTTTTTATTTACTTCAATAATAGGTTGTTTCTCAACTTTACCTTTTATATGCAAGTCTACTCTATAGATATGTTCAGAAGGTTTTACTTCATGGAGTTTCTTTTTGAAATCTTCAAAATTTTCTTCAAAGATTGATATACCAAAAGCATTAGCATGTCCTTGTGCAAATTCTACTAATCCTGTTTCTTGACACCAATCTTTGAGAGAGGGGAGGACTTTTTCATAACCACGTCCAGAACCAATATATTTGCCATTTTTATCTTCATTATTTTTAATATAATGGACTAAGATAACAGGCTTTTGAAGCTTTCTTACAAGCTTATTAGCAACTAAACCAGTAACTGATCCTACATCAGAATTAGGTACAATTCCAATTGCAATTCCACCGGTTGAATCAAGAGTCTTTTCAATCTCAGCATTAACTTTTTTTACCAATGAACCTTGACGATTCTTAACTTTTTTACAAATATCATAAGCATGCTCATAAATATTTTGTTTGACTGTAATATTATCAAATTTTCCAGTTTTTTTATTTTTCTTTTTCTTTTGAACTATCCAAACTTCATCTGTACCTATTCCATTTAATGCTCGGAACAATAGCTCTTTTTCTTCCATTGTTCCAACTCGAACAACAGCATTTATCAATGGAATTATGGAGAACGATAGATCTTTTGGAGCCACAGTGTTAATATCATCAAAGCTTCCTTCAAGAACAAGTTTGATAAATGGATTATTGATATTCTTTATCCCTTTAAAAACTAAATTTCTTACTTCATTTTCACTAATATCTGAAGCATCTCCAATTTGTCCAATTGCAACTAAATCATAAAGATCCTCAGTATTATTTGTCTTTAGAAATGAGTCTATAGCTTGGCAGAATTTAAAAGCCATACCAGCACCGACAAGATTTTTGTTTGTCTCTTCATTATGAGATAACTGATTATTAATTAAAATTCCAAATCGAGGCTCTTTTTCTACTTCATGGTGGTCAATAATAACGACATCAATTCCCATATAATAAATCCTGGCAATTTCTTCATCATCATTGGAAGCAGCATCTGGAATTATTAATAAGTCAATATTTGAGTCAGCTATTTTTTCTAAAATCTCTTCAGTTAAACCATGGACTTTACTATCATGCAAAAAATAAGTTATTTTAGCATCTGGTTTTATTTTTTTTAAATATTGGTAAATTATTGAAGAAGATGAGAAGCCATCTGCATCAGAATCAACCAGTATTCCAATATGATTTTCAACCACTATATGAGATAAAGTAATTTCAGCTCCTTCCTTCATATTAGCCAACTTCATTGCATCCAAATCATCTTTATCGTTTGGATTTAGGAATAAATCAACATCTTCAATTCCTCTATTTCTAAGGATTGTCGAAATAATATCCCCATCATAATTTCCAATCTGCTCTATTTTCAATATTGTTTCCTCCTTGATTATTTCTCTCAATTTTTTTATATCTGCTTAAGAGAAAACGTAAATCAAACTACTATTCTTTGTTCAAATAGCTTAGAGAACACTTCTAAACCCTTATCGGTAGGGGAGTCTTTTAAATCTAATAAACCTTCAGTGTCCCAAATAACTGATGTTCTATAATAAGGAGCCAGTTTGTCAATAAAGACTCTCGTTATTTTTTGTGCATAAAATTTTTCTTCTTGAGAACCAACTTCTTCATACTCTTTATCAAGAGCAATTATAACCTCATCAATATTCAAAGTTTTTAAAATATCTAACTGATGAAAAGTCATATTACTTCCACTTAAGCAAGCCCCAATAGACATATTCGGAATCATAGTATCTAATTGTAGGACTGATTTTTCTGACTCAAATAGAATTATAGTCTTATACTTTTCTACATTTTCTTTTGTAATATTTAAACCATATAATGATTCACCAGTAGGATGTTTTAGAACTTTTTTCTTCCAACAAGCTGGCATATATTTTTTCCCATCTTCAACAAGTTCAGGATTAAGATTCCTTGCTCTCACTCCAATTAAATTTCCGTCAATATCAAAGTGGGGGATAATAATTTGATTATCCATAATAGAAAATTTAATACTAAACTTTTTCATAGAATTAATGCTTATCCCATCATCAATCCATGATTTATGATACAAATCCCAATAAGAGTCTAAAATTTTTTTATCTAATTTTTTTAAGTCAATCTTTTCTTTTTTCTTCTTAAATTTTTGAAAAAACGAGTTATCAATCCTATCACTTTCAAAAAATTCACTTTTATAAGAAATGCCAAACTTCATACATACATATTTAAAAGAGTCATAAAAATCTAAATCCATGACTCTACCTACCAATCCATAAATGTCCATAGACCCGCAATTTCCTGTAAAACACCTAAATAACTTTGAGTCACCAAAATATATAAGTTTATGTTTATGTCCATTATGACAAATTGTTTTGCAATGTATGTTATTTCCTTTTCTTTGAGGTTCGGCACCAAGGTCATTAAGAAAACTAATGAGATCATTATTGCTAAGAGTTTGTTTTATTTCATTAGCATCCACCCATGTCACCCCGTCCAGTTTTTGTTATTATATCTGAAACAATCTAAATGTAAAAGTCAGAGAAAATATCTCTGACTAAAAATCTAAATTGTAGATTGTCTCAATTTCTTGAACGGGCTCCTCAATATTTTCGTCGTAATCAATAATAGTCTGATTAATATCAGTAATTAAATTGTAGTCAGTATCTGTGGCAAATAAAGATTCTTCTCTCATTGTTCCTAAGTCCATATAGGTCCAAATAATGCAATTATTCCTTCCTGAACGATTTTTATAGATCCAATGAGAATAGTTAGGTTTCTTACAAAATCCTTTTTCTAAAATATGCTTTAAGTTATCATGGTCCTTTTGTGTTGCTCTGAAGGTCATTAATCCATAGTCAACCTTATCTGCTGTTGCAGATCCTCCACGAAGTGAAGTTGTATTACGATTTTCAGCTTCTTTGGCACTCCTGTTTAATTGAGTTGATGATTCAATAAACACATTATATTTATTGGCCAAATTTTTCAATGCAGCTGAAAATTGAACAAGAATCTGATCTTCACGTAGATTTAAACCAAAAGAATTAGCCATAGTTCTTGAAAGTTTTGGAGTCATTTGAATGTAGTCAAATGAAACATATTGAACGTTGTGTTCGATAATATGACGTTCAATAATCATTTCAATATCAGTAATTGAAAAATCATCTACATAAACACAATAGATTGGAGCTCGTTTTAATACTTCAATAGCTTTTTCAAGTCGTTCTCTTACTTTAGAAGAATATCTTCCATCTTTAATTACTTGTTCGTTTATGCCTGAAATGAAAGCAAGCATAATAGTTTGAACTTCTCTTTTTTCTAACTCAGTTGATATAAATAGAGAAGGATAAGATGGACCATTAGAAACGTATCTCCCTTTATCTAAGTCATAAATTTCATCACATGATACATTACACATATCAGCTAGAGCTTGACGAGTTTTACCAGCACCAGTTCCTGCAGATCTTAACATGAATTTAGTTCTTCTCATTCCTCGGAAAATTGAATTATAATATCCATTTTTAAATGGATAGCCAAACTCTGGTTCTTTATTCAAATCTTCAATCAATGTATCTAAGTCGTCTCCAGCTTTAAAGTCTTTAGATTCTTGACCAACATTAAATTCATCTCGGATCCTAAGAATTTTCATTGTGTAATGCTCAATAATGTTTTGAACTGTCATTTTATCTAGTTTTTTCATGCCTTTATCGTGGTTTGATAAATCAAGAGATTTGTAATCATAGATGTCAGAAACATCAATTCCACTTTCAACATAGTGTCTTAGTAAAGCAAATTTCTTTAGTCTCTCATAATTTGCTTTAAAAGTTTCTGGGTTCGCATGTTCAATAGAATCTTGGACATATTCCATTCCATTATGTCTTTCCCAAATCTTATAAAGTTTTGGATATGGAGCTAAATAGTTATCAATATCTATTTCATCTATTTTAGTAGTATCTCCACTTGAAAAGGCTAGGTTATGAATAGCTGAAAATATAATTTTATGAAATTCATGAGCAAAATCTTTCTCTGATAAATATATTTCAGGATCTCTAAGTTGCTGAGGATTTTTACAAAGATTACCAATAACAGAATAAACAGCTCTTAATGGATTCAATGTACTATTATTAAAATTAGTAGTTGAGACAGATTGAGTCATTTCAACAACTCCTCCATATTAATAAGTTTTTTCTCTCTATATTTATTTTCTAGCTTTAAAGGCTTTAACTTAATCCTAATAATTTTTTCCTCTCTAATTTTTGTTTGAGATCTCTTCTTATTAAGTTCTTTGTAATACTCAACCATTTCATCATGATAGTAGGGGATGAAAGCAATTCCAAATTTAAGTTCAGGTTTTATTTTTTTATTTAAAAAACAATAATCAATAGTAAGTCTAATATTTTTATACGAATAGTTATAAGGATCACTTCTGAAAGTCTTTATTTGCTTTAACATATGACCATTAGGAAATGATATATTAAACCATTTAGATATAGTTTGATTTAGCTTAATTCTTTCTTGATCTTCACGTTTTTTATCCTCATAGCAAGAAGGGCAATAATTTTTTCCACTGAAAACTTTCATTTCCTCTTTAGGATATTTCTGGTTACAAGTTCCATAACATTTATATAATCTTGGCATCTATTTCACCTCTTCTAATTTTTGTTATTATATCTGAACTGTTTAAAATGTAAAATAAAAAAGATGGGATAATACCCATCTTTTTGACTAATTAATCTTCTTTATTTTCACTGAAGAACAAAGTTTTAATCATTACAACAGCAAATACTAGGAGAAAGATTCCAAATAAATTTAAGTCATATCCAAAAGCCAAATTAATACCAATTTTGATCGCATAGCTTGGTACAAAAAGTGCTAAAAGAAATATTAATATAAATCCAATAATAGTAATTATCCAGGCAATAAATTCCATATTTTTCTCTCCTTTTTCTTAATTATTATTTATTTTATCCTGTTCTTTAAAAGAGTAAATTTAAAATAAAAAATAGAATTTTTGTTCTAATCACTCCATTTTTCGATAGTCTCTATTAAATTATCAATATCTTGATCGGAAAAATCATCTTCATTAAATCTCTGTTCAAATTTAAATGATCCAATTATTTTTGCACCACTGTCGGAACATATTTTTATGATACCATCTACAGCTCCACAAAATTTAGGATAAATAGAATTTCCACTACCAAATACAAAAACTTCTTTACCTTTTAGAAGATGATGATTATCGATCAAAAATTGTTTCATTTTCTTTGGAATCTTCCCATTACCCCAAGTAAATGAACCAAAAGCAATCTTATCATATTCTTCTATAGATTTAGAAAAATCCTCACAAATAACAACTTCTCTTGAACAATGTTTTTTGAAAAAATCAACAAATGTTTTTGTGTTTCCAGACATTGAATTAATTACTAAAAGTATAGGACTCATAGTTCATTCCTCTTTTATAATTATTTTCGTACTTATATTTAAATCTAATATAAGAGCACTGGCTTTCAAGCCAATGCCCATATATAATGTTTTTCCATTCTTCTCTTTGTTAATTTATATCACAATTTGAAATTCCTGAAAATTACAGTTCATCCCAACCATTAGAAACTTCAGTAGACTTTACATAATTAGTTTCTTTATCTTCAAAGAAATCCGTCTTAGTATTGTTCAAATTATCAGGATCAAATGCTGTAATCCATGGCATTGGATTCTTCTTAGCAGGGAATATTTTATCCAAACCTAAATTATCAAGGAGCAAGTTAGCTCGAAAACCAACATATTCTTTAATTTCCTCAATATCTACTTGAGGGTGGTTCTTATAAAGGTCTTCACAAAATTCTCTTTCCAACTTAACAAGTTCTTCATAAAAATTATAAATAAACTCTGAAAATTCTTCTGTATTTAGTTCTGGATATTGAGTCATAATATCTCGTACTAATATTGATTGGAAATATGCATGTTGTACTTCATCACGTTGGATGAATTGAATAATTGTTCCAGTACCAAACATTTTGTTTTCACGATTGAAATGATAGAAAGGAGTAAATCCATTTGTAAAACATAAACCTTCAAGAGCAGACATAGAAACTAATCCTTTGGCAAAAGACTCTATAGTTCTTTTTTCCAAAAAATCATCAAACAGATTCATCATAATCCTATTCCTTCGAACCATGAAAGGATTCTTTTTAGGTCGTTCAAATACCTCTTTTGCTTCTTCTTTCGGGACCAATGAAGCAAGTGTGTATGTGTATGATTCATTATGAATTGTTTCCATTGCTGCAATAAAGGCCATATTAGCTTTAATAGCTGAGTCTCGAATATAGTCTGATGCAATTTTATCAAAGTAAGTTGCAATAGAATCTAAAGAAGCTAAAACACCAATTCCATTACGGAACAATTCTTTGTCTTCTTCAGTCATAATTGTTGTCCAATGTTGTTTATCTTGAGCCATACTTACTTCATCTGGGATCCAGAATTGTTCTCTCATAGTTTTTATGATGTCATAATATACTTGATTATTAATATCATCCCAATATAAAATTCCACTAACATCATCAAACATACGTGGAGCTTTATTATCAAGATTTTCATTAAGTACTCTAATATTTTTTGTTAGTTTCATATTTTCAATCCTCCTATTAAATACTTCTAACATTATTATTTATATCTGACTTTTTGAAGATGTAAATTAAAAAAATAGAGAGTTTTATCTCTCTATTTTTTTCTTTATTATGAAGAACATGCTAAGCAAGAATCTTCATGCCTTTGATTCCAACTTCGAGTGTAGTATGAAGTTTTGACATCACTTTTCCAGTTTTCTAAATGGAGCTCGAGAAAATTCTTTGCTCTAATTCCTTGAGGAATATATAAATTATGAGAAATTGCTTGGTCAACGAATTTCTGTCTAACTTTATTATGTTTAATTGCCCACATATGAGCTAGTTGTTTTTCTCCTTCAAATTCCATTTTCATTGTTGGTTTATAATAGAACCATGTTTTTTGGTTAAGATTAGGGACTACAATTGGCAATTGAAAATCTTTTTTTCTTTCAAAGAAGATAACGTCAAATATTGGATCAATTCCTTGTGTTGAACCAGCAATAACCGATGTACCACCAGTTGGAGCAACAGCCCTCAAGTATCCATTCCTCATATGTTTCATAGCCAACTCTTTAACTTCTAGCCATTCTGGAGAATCTAATCCACGTCTTTCGAACCATTCACCAGTGTTCCATTCTGATCCTTCAAATACTGGGTATGAACCTTTTTCTTTTCCAAGTAAAGCAGAAGCTTTAATAGAATACATCATAATTTTTTCTTCAAGCTTGCCAATATATTCAACAGCTTTTTCACTATCCCACATAATTTTTTCTTGAGCTAATGTTGCAGCTATACCTTGTTCACCGGCACCAATTGCACGATATTTAAGATTTGTAAATTGCGCTTGTGGAACAGGAACCCTAAGAAGAGAAATAACATTATCCAATGCACGAATTTGAATATTAATCACTCGTTCAAGAACATCATCACGAACAATATTATTTAGAACTAATGACGACAAATTGCATGTTACAAGATCACCAATTTGCTTTGTAATAATTACTTCACCAGTTTCCCAATTAATTTTTTCTTGAGTTACTGTAGACGGACTCATATTTTGAGCAATTTCAGAACATAGATTTGAAGAATAAATAATCCCTTGATGTTTGTTTGGATTATTTCGGTTTACTGTATCACGATAGAACATATAAGGGATACCAGTTTCCAATTGGGCTTGCATGATTTTCTTCATTAATTCAATTGCTGGAATACGTTTTTTAGATAGTTCATTATTATCTACACACTGATAGTATCGATAAGTCCAAGCATGATCAGTAGAATTTGGTTTTTCTTTGTCCCCAAGTTTCTTTTTATCATAATAATCTTCAAGGCTAAATCCCATAGCTTTCTTTACTTCGTGAGGGTCAAATAAATACCAATCTCCACGTTTTTCAACCTGCCTCATAAATTCATCAGGAATACATAAGCCAGTGAATACATTATAAGCTCGAAGACTTTTGTCTCCTGTATTCAGTCTCAAATCAATAAAGTTTTCAATATCCTTGTGCCAAATATCAAGATAAACAGCAATTGCTCCTTTACGTTGTCCTAATTGATCAACAGAAACAGCTGTATTATCTAATTGTTTAATCCATCCAATAATTCCGGATGAAGCACCTTTAAAACCACGAATATCTGATCCTGAAGCTCTCAACTTACCAAAGTAAATTCCAATTCCAGCACCATTCTTAGAGAATGTAGCAATATCAGTATTATCATCATAAATTCCACGAAGACTGTCTTCAGTTGTCAATACAAAACAAGACGATAATCCACCTTTTACTCTACCAGCATTAGTTAATGTTGGTGTAGCAAGTGTTAGGTAAAGATTTGAGACTGCCCAATATAATTCAATTACTTTATCAATTCGATTTTCTTCCTCAACCATCATTAAATGTAAAGCAGCAATCATAAATCTTTCTTGAGGAAGTTCATAAATCGACTTATCATAATCTTTAACAAGGTATCTATTTACCAAAGAATGAAGACCAGAAAAATTAAATAGTTCATCCCTTTCTGGAACAATAGCTTCTCCAGCTTTTCTTAATTCTTCTCGACTGTAGTTCTTGAGCAAATCAGGAGTATATAAACCTTTTTCAGTAAGAGTAACAACTAATCCATAGAAATCTCCATACTTATCTTTTGAATCATATGAACGATTTTTAGAAGCTCTTTTATATAGTTCTTGAAGTTTAACATATCGAGCAAATTTATCCCAATCAGTATTTCCAAGATATTCTGGTGTTACATGTCCATTTTCGTCTTTAATATCATTAGTAAGAACTAGAGAATTTTGAATCATTAGCTTCGTAATTTCTTTAGCTTCAATTTCTTCTCTATTTTCAACAAGACGAATAATCTTCTCAATATATTTCTTTTTAGTTTCAGGATGGACTTTCAAACCTTTAAGTCCTCGTTCGATAAATGAGACTAATCTTTCTCTTTCAAATTCCATTCGTCTTTCACGATCTTTACCTTTGTCTTTAACAACAATCGTCATAAATTATATTCCTCCTAAGCAAGATGTATTTGGTTTAGAAAAGAGGACTATAAAAAGTCCTCTTATTAGCTTTTTTAGATTTAGATAACTATATTATTCGTCACCAATATTTAATGCTTCTTTCATTTTTTGGACAGCAACAAATAATGGTTGAACTTGATGCTTCTTAGCATCAGTTAATTTATTTCCAGCACCAAATACTTCATCAACAATTCTTTGTAATTCTTCCATACGACCAGCTTTATGGAATTGAACTCCAAGTTCTTTTGCTTCTTTCATTAATTCATCAAAGTCGAGCTTTTGTTCTTCCATACCAATTGATTCTTTCTCATCTTTACGTTGAGATGGATCAATTTTTTCAATAGCATCTCTAACAGCTTTCTTATAAGCTTCAGCATCTAATGGAATTACTGGAGCAATGTCAGTAAATGTTGAACCAGCTTGCCATTGTAATGTTTCACGAAGATGAATAACTCGGTGTTCTTTTCCTTCTTCGTCAGTTGTAACTGTCATAAATAAGATATTGTCTACCATCTTATTAATTGGTGCCATAACCTTATCTTTCAAATCTGGGACATACTTGACAAATTCATAATATTGTTCTCCAGTTTTCTTATCACTTTTTAAAGTCATAGTATCATTGACTTGTTCTTGCAATACTCCAGCTGCAGGAATTTTTGTTGTAACTTGAGTTGCGTGAGAAATAAATACTGGAGTATATCCAAGTTTTTCAATCATTTGAAGGTTATTTTTCCAATCATTTTTCAAGTCAACCCAATCTTTACCCCATTCAACTTGGCCAAATTCTGTTTTTCCATATTTAGCAAGAATGTAAGTCTCAAGCATACTATAAAGATTCTCAACTGTGTCAATAGCAATAACATCAAATCTCTCTTTAACTTTTTTATTTCGTAGCTGAGAAAGAACAGTCAAATATTCAACCCAAGAAGAAATATATTGGACGTTAGCACCAACTAATACTTTATGACGTTTTTCTGTTGCAACAAATAAAACTCGATCTCCGTAAAGTTTATGGACAAAAGTTGTCTTACCAATTTTAGGAGTTCCATAAATAAAAGCTGTATAAGAAGCCAAATCAGTAGAAGCTTTAACAGGTTCAAGATTTAAAAGGTCAATTGACATAAAATATTACCTCCGATTATTTAATTTTTTATTTAACATTTTATTTATATCTGTAATATTAAAGACGTAAATCGTTATTAACATTTTTTTGATAAATAATCTAATGAAATCTTAGTCTTTTTTTATTTTATAAATTTAATTCCCTACGAATATAAATCGGAATAGCCCCGAAAAGAAAGTATCCAGTGTAAATGTATAATGGAGATGTAAATATGTTTCCAACTGTCTTTTTACTGCGCCATTCTTTTTTTACAATCATCTTTTTTCACCTCAATATCCGTTTTCTTGCCGTTTATGGTTTTCCTCATTCTTTTCAAAATAGACTTGTTCAATTTGTTCCCAGGTAAAGCCTAGCATTTTGCCTAGAATATAAAATTCTTCAAATAAATTAATCCAATCGTCAGGATGTACTAGTTTATTAGCATTTTCGAAAACTAATAAAAATTGCTGAGTAATATCCGTTTCATCTGATGTTAATTCACCCCATTTAGTTTCCATTCCGTAAATTACTGGTATATTCAATTCCAACCCAATACTCAAAATGAAATTCAGGCAATCCACATATTCTTCAAGTAAAGTATTTTTATATCCGTAAACAATAGACCCATCATACCTTTTGAAAGGCCAAGGTTCTCCATCTTCAAAAACTTCACCATGGTTCATATAACCTTTACCGCAACAATACAGACAATCAATCGGTATTTCTGTTCTTGGTTTTTGATCATGACTCCAAAACTTAAATCTGCACCATTCTTTTGCACATTTTCCAAGTTTAACTTGTAGTGCCAAGATTAAATTTGGAAGTAAATCAACTCCCTGTAATCCTTTCTTTTCAACAATTCGTTTATCTAATTCAGCTTGTGATTTAAATAATTTTTGTAAGTTCATCAATTCTCTCTCCTTTGAAAAAGCCTGGTCTTTTTTTTATTTTAATTCACCCCTGTACTTCCAAATCCTTTGTTACTTCGATCTGTATCACTTAATTCGTCTACTTCTTCAAACTCCATTTTAGCAACCGGAGCAATAACACCTTGAGCAATTCTGTCTCCTTTGCGGATGATGTACGTTTCATTCGGATAGATTTCGCCGTCCGCCCGATAATCGTTCCCATCAATATGCGAGAGATACGACACAACATTTCCAAACGGATCCTCGGCAATATTATCGACGATCACGTCGATTTCGCCTCTGTATCCTGCATCGACGGTTCTCAGTTGCACGCGCAATTTCGTTTTTAACGTGATGCCTGAACGTGGTCGCACTTGCAATTCATATCCTGCTGGTATTTCAAATGCAAGTCCTGTTTTTACTAATGCCGTCTCGCCTGGCATAACAATGACATCTTCCACAGCAACAAGATCAAAGCTTGAATCGTCGGCATGTGCATATTTCGGAATTACTGCATCCGGATGCAATCGTTTAATTTTGATACTCATTCCTTCATTTCCCTCCCCAGCAATCTTTTTAATTTTAAATTTTCCATGGTCTCCGCCGACAATTTTTTACGCAGTATGGCATTTTCTTTCGTCATATATTGCAACCCGTCCAGTAATTCTTCAATAATCATCTGGTCCCAGTCATAAGCATCGTCTGGGCAGTCATCTAGCGTCTGCCCATATGTTTCATATCCTTTCCAAATACGATCATTTATATTTTTAGCAATCATAATCATTATTTTTTCCGCTATCTCTGTACTTATTGATCTTGTCATTTTCATTCTCCCTTCCGGCTCATTTGCAGATCATGATCGAACTATGCAGGGACCTCAATGATGTTTAGTTCCCAAGCGTCAATTACCTGTTTCATAAGTTCGTGTGTAAAATTAAACTCTCCATTCTCCGCAACTAATAAAGAACGGCCATTTCTTTCAAATATAGGGTATTTTTCTCCCTTATAAAAAATTCTACCTTCTGCATTAAAATCATCAGTTGGTACAACATAATAAAGTAATTTATCTTCCACTTTTATCTCCCTTTCTTAACGTATCCGTATTGTGCTACTCTTCGTCTAAATAGATAACCAAACCGTTTTGGTAACTTTCAAAATCTGTACTCGATAATCTTGTCATTTTCTCACTCCCCTATATTGGTTTTTGTGGATAAGCGCGTACTCTTGGCCGCTCACCGTAATTTTTGTCGGTAGACCTCGCTTTACTTTAAGCACCGTAACGACAGGCCGATATTTATCACCTTTTTTACCACCTTCATCCTTTTTGCAATCCAACATTTGTTAACCATCTTAACGCCGGCAAATCTTCTTCTTCCGTCAGGCGTGTATTCAAAATCCTTCCGCCATTCGCTCATATTCGTAATAGGTGAAATCAGTTCATATCCGCGTTTCTGCAAGTCCTCCACAGCTTGCTGTATTTCTTTTTTCGTAAGTCTGTGTAACGTTACCGGGTACATATTATTTTGCCCTCACTTTCGGTATTTCACTTCCGTCATTCGCTTGCAATCCATCCAGTGCTTTTATTTGAGTCTAAATACCTCCAGTAGATCCGGATTTTCGAAAATATTACCAATTATTTGATTTTGTTCATTTCTTCTTTATGTCTTTCTTCCATCAAATAATCAAGATACAGTTCGGCTCTTTTTCCTTCTTTATAACCTGTTCCTTCACAATCGGGACATGGATATGAAGTATCCATAATGTGGGATGCTCCATTACCCGTTCCATTACACCACTTACATTTTTCCAATGATACTCTCTCCATTATCACAATCCTCCTTCACAAAATTCTGCCGGATGTGGCACATTCAAATACTCAAGAGGTACTTCAAGTCTTAGAGCACGCCGGAGAGATATAATCTTACCAATATGAACATTGAAATAATCATCTGGGTGACATTTAGCAATACCTTTTCTTTCAACCATTCCAGTTGAAACGGATGCTAATAAAGTAGTTACAGTTCGTTCTTCTTTATCTACTACAAATGTCGCAAGTAATCCTTCCATTTTAATTGGATCATTCCGTGTCTCTTCTACTTCTCGTTTCGCTTTTTCGATTATCTCGTTACGAGTCAACTTACAATATTTTTTTGTCAATCTACGGATATGACTCTTATGGATCTCAATTTCCTCACGAATTTGTTTAGCGACTTCTTCTAAACTATCTTTCGCATTATATTCCGACACAAATCCGCCAACCATAAAAGATGATTTTGCAAGATCGATATATCCTAATGCTTTAGCTAAACGATCTACGACTTCTTTTTGTTCATCAATTATACTCATTTTATCAACCTCTTTTCGAGTTTCGAGTTTCGTTTTATAGATTAATAATTTTCGTTTTCATGCCAACAACTTACCATTTATCACTCTTACAAGTTAATCAACAAAATCATTAATAAGTACATTCTCCATTTCGTAATTCCTCCAAAATTTTATTTTTTAGAAGATCATAAGGAAAAATTTCATCCCTAGAGACATACCAAGTATTCTTTCCATCATTTGCTTGAAAATAATCACTATTTGAAGAAAACTTCACAATTGTGACAATGGAGCCAAGTTCAAATTGATGACCACAAATTTGTTGGTAAACAATTGCTTTATCACCAACTTTGTATTTATATTTCATTTATTTAACCTCCTAATT